TTGGCCAAGTCGTACAGGTAGATAATGTAAGGCGCGCGCTTACTGGCGTGTAGTTTGCTGACGCTTAACGGTTGCGGGTGGGCGCGCAAAATACGTAGTAGGTGCACCTCGTTATTAATGTGAGGCATGTAATCAGCGCGAAACTCTGACAGCTCGATGTGATTACAGGTGTATCGTTTTTTCAGCTGCTCAATTGTTGTCATCCCCCCGCGCCCCCTTTGAAGCTGCATCCCTCTGCCATTTAATGCGTAGATGCGTTTTAACTATTGGTTTGAAGTGCTCTGGCATCTTTTCTAGCGCTTCGCGGCGCTCTTGCAGGGTTTTTAGCTCTGCGATTTGCGCCGCGCAGTGCCTAGGCCACATTTTTCAGCGGCATTTTCCGTATTTGTATTGCCAGCTGCTTGGCTAACCAGGCAATGCCGTCCTCGGTGATCATGACTACGGCGTAATGCGAGTAGGTTTGGATTGATGAGTTCCAGCGACTGCGCGGTTGCACGAAGAAGTTAGGGCCTTCGCGGTGCTTGCAGTGCAGCTCTCCGATCTGGGTTAGCACGCCGATATCACGCAGTTTTTTGCGTAAATGGTGCGGCTTTAGGCCGAGTAGGGCGGCAGCTTGATTGATGTCACGATGCATGGCTAACCTCCAAGCGGCGTGAAACCTCGTTACTGATGCAGCAGGCAATGCGTAGGGATTCCTCTCGCAGGTCTTCGAGAGTGCCGTCGTTGATGATGATGTGGTCGCTATCCTGGATGCTCAGCGGGTTTTCGCTGCGGTGTGCGCTAGCGTTGATACGCTGAATTGGGCGCTCAACGTGCACCAGGAAGCCGTGCTTGCGAACAAAGGCAGCTTCATTAGGGAAGCGCACGTCGGTGATGAGGATGGTTGCGTCTGGATTTCCTTGGTTCATGCGCTTTAGGCGGCGCGCAGCGGCAATAACCCATAGTTCAGAGTTGATTGTGTCGCGACCCCATTCTGTACCTAGGGTTTGCATCATGTGTCGTGGGGTGGCTTGGAAATCGTTGCTGATTTCGTCTTTACGGTCACTTTCAAGGTCATGCGCATCGAGGCCCAGTGCTTTTAGCATGGCTTTTAACGGCTCTGCAAAGGCGTAGGTCATGCAGCGGTATTCTTGCTGGATGATCTGCGCGATGGTGTCTTTGCCTGCGCGTGCATGCCCCGCGATGCCGATGATTGGCAGTGTTGGCCAAGGTGCATCTTGAACGGTTTGCGCGGCTACGAGGCGTGGCCCGATATGGCGATGATGGTTCATGCTGCGTCACCTCCTGTTGGGAAGTGGACGCCTGAGCGATGGGTGTTGCGCTGTTTTAGAACGGCTAGGCCGTTGCTGATGATCAGCTGACCGCCAGTTTGGCGCTCAATGTGGGCAATGGTTGCCGGGCTTGAGGCGCAGGCTGGGTGCAGGTGGATCGTTGCGGTTGTAAATGCATGTGTAGTTTGAGTTCGCATAGTGTGTCACTCCGTAGTGAAACCGTGGTGGGTTCGGAGTGAATATACGGATTGCTTTATTTTAAGTCAATACACTTACGTTAATTTTAACAAATATGTTTATTTTAGATTATAAACTGCTTTAAAGTGCCGTCGATAGCTCTCTACGTTACATTTTCACTTTGCTAGGCGGCACAATCCCGCCCACGTAGTGCGCCTGCTCAACGTTGCTCATAGGCAGCGTTAGGCGGCCGAACTCGGCATTTAGAGACATAAGACTGATTTCTGAGTTATTTATATATAGCAACTCTTTAACCATTGAGCGACCGTCATGCGTCTTTACCATGACGTACTCTCCGCTAACTAAATCTTTATTTGGCTCACACCAGACTACCCAGTTGTTGCGTATTGCCGGTGCCATAGAGTCACCGCGCACGCGTAAGGCGTATGCATCTGGGTCGGTACTGATAACATCAATACTGCCGTTCTCATCAACCACTTCATCCCAGTACCCGTCATCACCCATTTGCGCGGTGCCTATAATGTTGACAGTGCGCCAATGCTGGATTGTGGGTGCGCACTCAAGAAATGCAATCGACTCCAATGTCTCCGAGTTGAGCTGAGGCATTGTGATAGTTCCTGAGGGCAAGCCAAGCTTCTGCTCTAGGTTATGGGCAGCTAAATCACCCAAGTTTCGCGAGCCAGTAAGGATTTGCGAAACAAAAGCAGGGGACAAATCGTGAGCACGACAAAACTCCGACGCATGCTGATCGCCTATGAGATCTTTGAGAATTTGTTTGCGTGCTTCAAATATTTTCACGGACTGCTTCTTTTAACGTATTGCTTGATTTTTTATTTAAGGCTAAGATGCAAGCCTGTTATTTATATCGAGGAGCTTTTTATGGATCTGCAGGAGTATTTAAAAATTCACGGGCAGGCTGCAAGAATAAAATTGGCGCTAGCTCTGAATACACACCCTCAGCAGATTACTAACTTTGCTTACGGCTATAGACGCCCAAATATACAGGCGGCGTTAAAAATTAACCGTTTGACGGAAGGTGTTGTTACCCTTAACGAGTTACGTCCTGATATCGATTGGTGCCAGATGCGTGATGATTTAAACATAGCTGCATAAATAAAAGACGCCGGGGGCGATCCACCACGATCACTCCCCCAGCTGGGCCCACACATGCAAATATACAAGCCGTGCGTGAATCATAAGCAATTGCTAATGATTGCGCAACGGCGTTAACAAATAGGATTCGCCGTATGAGCCGTAAAGATTTACTCATTGCTGGCAATAGTCAGCTGAACGTCCGACAAGCGCTGTACCGCGCGAGTCGAGACTTCCCCGGCGGGCAGTTCGCGCTCGCTATGACTTTGGGCATATCGCCCGATGATCTTTGTAAGCGTGTAAACCCAAATGACATCCGGCCAATTCGGCCAGAACTTATTGAAGAAATCGTAGAAGCAACTTGCGACCCTCGTTTATTAGGCGCGCTCGTACGCCCAGCTGGGGCGGTGGCATTTATTCCTGCTGCTGTATCTGCTGGCGATGCGTCTTTAAAATCGGCGGCTGTCTTGCTTGATGAAGTCAGTCGTTATGTTAGATCGCTTGCTGATGGCAGCGCTGATGATGACTGGAAAGAACATGAGGTCGCAGAGCTTCGTTATCACGCCGAACGCTTAATAGGTTCCGTGCTGGGTATTTTAGCCGGCGCGGAACTGGCTATGGCGGTTAGCGCATGAGCTCAATTGATAATCCGTTAGAGCTGCATGAAGTGCCTGCCATGCTGGACTACATTAGCGCCGATGTGCGCGACACTTGGATCAGTGTTGGCATGGGCTTGCGTGATGAGTTCGGTGAGGCTGCGCGCGAGACTTACGATAGCTGGAGCCAGACGGGCGAGGGCTATAAGGCTGCTGCGGTGAGTTCTGTTTGGAAATCATTCCGTGGTGGTGCCCTGGGCATCGCTACAGTGATTCAAATGGCTCAAGAGAACGGTTGGAAGCGTGAAGCACGTGAAATGAGCGCTGCTGATCGTGCCGGCATCGAGGCGCAGCGTAAGGCTGAAAAAGCTAAGCGTGCGGTTGAGGACGCCAAGACCGAGGCGCTTGAGCAGTCAATGCGCGACAAAGTGACCGAGGCCTGCCGCATCGTTTGGGAGAAGCACTGCGACAAGGCGGGTGAAAGCGCTTACCTGCAAAAAAAGAAAGTCGAGAACGGGCCAGCACGCTTTATCAATAAGCTGGTGGTGCTGGATATCAACTCAGAGACTGAGCGCGTGCAGATTTGGGTAGGCACTGATGCTGATCGCTGGCTGAAGAGCGTGCCTAAGTCAAAGCCTGAGACGTTGAGCATGATGGTGCTGCGTGCTGGAATGATTGTGGTGCCTCTGTTTGATAACAGTGGGGCGCTGCAGTCTATCCAGTCGATCAATCACCTGGGCACGAAGATGTTCCCGAAGTTTGGGCGCAAAAGCGGGTGCTATTCGTTGATCGGTAGCTTGGTTGGTGCTTCGGTTGTTGCTGTTGCTGAGGGCTTTGCGACTGCGGCCAGCGTGCATGCAGCGACTGGCTGGCCAACTGCGGTGGCGATTGATAGCGGCAACTTGGGCAAGGTGTGCGCGGCTCTGGTTGAAAAACATCCTGATATGCAGCTGCTGATTGCTGGTGATGATGATCCGGCAACCAAGGGTAATCCGGGGCGCACTGCAGCAGCGAATGCGGCTGAGCAGCATGGCGGCATTGTTGTGTTTCCGTCCGGCGGTGAGCCTAAAGACGATTGGAATGATTTACAGATACGCCTTGGTGTTGATGTTGTTAAAGCGCAGCTGCTAGCTGGCCTTGAGCTTGGTGAGCTTCCCCGTGCCCCATCAGTGAACGGTGGGTCTGAAAATATTGCGGCACCTGCACCACTGGGGGGCGAGGGGGATGAGGCTGAGCGTGAAGCTTTGGTTCATCAGAAAATCTTGGGACGTTTTGCGCTGGTTGAGGGCAAGACTGATGTTTGGGACGGCCATAAAATTTCCATTATGCGTAAGTCGGCGTTTGAAGCGATGGTGGGCAAGGAGCGTGCGAAAGCATGGTTTGACAACACTCGCAAAAAACTGATTTGCAAAGATCAAGCACAGATGCTGGTTGATCGTCAAAAGATGAAAGGCAAGGTTAACCGTGATGGCTGGGGAGGCATGACTCCCATTGAGCGTTATGTGTATATCGATGGGACAAAGGATATCTGGGACCGATCAAAACGTCGGCGCGTACCAGAAGGCGCGGTAAAGATGATGCTAGCCGATACCTATCCGATGTGGTTGAACTCGCCTGAGCGGGTGGTAGTGGATATGGATCACATTGTATTTGACCCGACTATGACTAAAGACCCCGCGGTTTATATCAATACCTTTGAGGGGTTGCCGCTTGCGCCTATTGAGGATGACAGCAAGTGCGCGGCGATGCGTGAGCTGATTGGCTTTTTGTGCAATAACGACCCTGATGCAACGCACTGGCTGACCTGCTGGTTGGCGTATCCGCTGCAGAATATGGGCTCTAAGATGGATACGGCGGTGCTGTTGCACTCAAGCATGGAGGGCTCGGGTAAGTCTTTGTTCTTCAGTGACATCATGGGCAAAGTGTACGGTCAATACGCTGCGACAGTCGGGCAAGCACAGCTTGAGTCAAGCTGGACAGTGTGGCAGTCGGGCAAGATGTACGCGGTGTTTGAAGAGGTCGTTTCGCGCGACCAGCGCTATAACCAAGTTGGCAAGATTAAGCACATGATCACGGGCAAGACTGTGCGCATGGAGTCAAAGTTTGTGAATGGTTGGGAAGAAGCCAACCACATGAACGCAGTTTTCCTTTCAAACGAGATCCTACCTTGGCCTATTAGCGAGAATGACCGGCGCATGTTGGTCATGTGGCCTGAGCAGACTTTACCGGTTGAGCGTCAAAAAGCCCTTGGTGCTGAGCTAGTTGGTGAAGGTGTTGAGGCGCTGCTTGGCTACCTAATGAATTACGACTGTGGCGACTTCGATCAGCGTACGCGGCCTCCGTTTACTTATGCGCGGCAGCGTTTGGTTGAGTTGTCGCGCTCTGGTTGGGAAAACTTTGTGGCGCAATGGAAGCAGGGGTTGCTAAACGTTCCTTATGACATTGTGCGTACTCAGGACCTGCATGATTTGTATTTAGAATGGTGCCAGGTGAATAAGGAGCACACGCTCAGTGAAACGAAGTTCTCATTGTTTGTCTCGACTAAAGTGCCGAAGACCAGCTCTCAGGTGTACTGGGTGGATGATAGCGGCATCAAAAGACGCAGCATGCTGTTTATCCCTGACTTGGATAGACCAATGCCCCCACTGAATGACTCTAAGGTTATGGGTGATGCTGTTCGGCGCTGGCGGCGGGCCGCGTATTTTGGCGGGTGGTCGGTGGATAAATGGGATAAGTGCACGGGGTTTACTACACCGATGGACGCTGAAAGACCAAGAGAGGCTGCGTGATGCTGAATTTAACTAGGGTTACTAAGGTATGACTAGGGTTAATTTTCCAACCCTAGTTAAGCGTAGGCCACGTGCTACGCGGCTTTGTAGTGTCTTGACTAGGGTTGCTAGGGTTTATCGCGCGCACGTGTGCATATAAATAATAAAAAATTAATAGTTTGATTTGTTTATTTCTCATGCGTGAGAGAAAACCCCTAGTAACCCTAGTAACCCTAGTTAAGAGATAATAAGTGTTTGTTTTATATAGGTTTTATTGAACTAGGGTTTTGACTAGGGTTGGCTGTTTTCGCACTAGGGTTGAGATTTAGCAGTATTTTGTTGATTTAGGAGCTTTCCAGATGAATAAGCAGGTTGATGAAGTTTTATACGCGTGGGGCGCTGAGATGGCTGCAGGCAGGCTGGTAGCGAGTATCCCGAGCCAGTTGGGCGCTTTGATTGATAACAAGGGCGTGATGAGCTTTGGTAGCGGGCAAGGGCAGTGCTTGAGCAAAGTGCCGATGTATCTGGAGACATCACGTCGCACTGATGACGTGGACCTGCTGTTGCTGTGGATGTTTAATGATGTAGACGCTGGTGGTCTTGGTAGCGGTCGGGCGGCCTCACTGTGGCGTCTGGCTCGGGTTCGGTACGTGGTTGCGGCAGGGTGCAGCCTTGAGGAACAGTTCGCGCTTGTGGGCGTTTCACGTGCCACTTATCAAACCTGGCTGAATGCTCTTCATGATTACCTTAAGCCTCACCTCGCTGCTCATCTCGTTGCAGCGTAAGCGCTGTGACCGTTCGTCGGGGTGGCATGCAGCGACTATGACGCGAGTTCGGCGCGAATCGGTAGCGAACCGCAAAGGCTTTAAAATGGGGTTTACGCCACTAGGCCTCATCCCCTACCTTTTGCATATCGGTTGGTTTGACGCCCACAGCAAAGCTCGAAAGCAAATATAACCAGCGATATCTAAGTTCGTGTTGTGCCCTCGCTATCTGACCACCACCAGGTAGCACCAAGCCTCCCAAATCTTTACGGCGTTTGGGGGGCTTTTTAATTTCTACTCTTAACCAATATTAAAAGGCTTGGCGATGGAAAACGGACGAACGCTGCTCGATGTGCCATTGATGCTGTTTGTGTTTGTCGCGCTGGCTGGCATGGCTGGCGAGTTGCGCCAAGCGGATATGCCGGGTGTGACCTATGGCGAAATCATCAAGCGGGTGTGTTTGCGTTTCTTATCCAGCGCGCTGTTCGGTATGGCAACGCTGATGCTGGCTCAGGAAATATGGGGCAGGCTGATGATCAGTGGAGCGCTGGGCATTGTTGTTGGCTTGCTGGGTGCTGATGTTGCCGGCGCATTGTATAGCCGCGCTATTGCTCGCCGTATAGGTGCTGGCCATGAAAGCAACAATTGATGGGTTGAGTGAAGCAATTGCTGCCATGGAGAACTTGGCAGGTGATAAGCCTGCAGCTGCATTAGCTGATGCGTTGAACCATACAGCCAACCAGGCGCGGATTGCGTTGCGTGCAGAGATCAGCAGTGTGTTTGATCGGCCTACGCCGTTTACGCTTAATGCGATGCGAGTGCTGCATGCCAAACCAAAAACTTTAGATGCTGCTGTTTTCGTCAAAGATGAAAAAGACGGGGCATCAAAAGGGTTTGCACCTGAAGATTGGTTTAAGCCGCAGGTTGATGGCGGGCCACGATCATCTAAGCGCAGTGAAGATATGTTGCGCACGGCCGGTATCTTGCCGGCGGGTATGTTTGTTGTACCTGGTAAAGGCGCTCGACTTGATCGTTACGGCAACTTAAGCCGAGGCCACATGAATCAAATCCTATCCGGCTTGATGGCTGCAGAGGATCGAGCGGGTGCCAGTGCAAACGCAACAGGTAGCAAGCGATCACTGCGTAAGGGCCATGCGGGCGCATTCTTTGTGATGCGCGATAAGGCAGGCAAGGCTTTCGGTATTGGTGAGCGACGGGGCAAGAGCTTGGCGGTAGTGCTGGCGTTCGTCAGTCAACCGCAGTACACGCAGCGCCTGGACTTCTACGCCGTGGTTGATCAGGTCGCTGATGACAACCTTGAAAAGAATATTGATTTGGCAGTGACTAAGCTGCTTGAGGCTTAGTGAGCATTGGTAAGCGTTATGCAGTGATGTGATGGCAGCCTTGTGCGTAAGTAACCATCTTAACGGTGTGAGCACACGGTGAACGGATAGCTAGAGTGCGACCTAGCCATAACGCTTAACCAATGCAATGAATGCCAGCTGCTGACTTGGCAAGTGAAAACCTAAACGTAGAGCATGGATCAAAACTGAGGGGGCGGGCGGCGTAACTCCGGTAAAACTAACAGCCTATCGACACTCTACATGCAGGGATCAGCTCCTGCCATTGCACCACTCAATTCCCATCTATTTCACGGGTCCTCTTGGAGCCCCCCAGCCCTACACGGGTAATTCGAACCCTGTTTTGTTTCTAGCTGAGATGGTGCCTAGGGTGTCCGTCTTTGCTGGTTATTGGAGTATTTATGCGAGTCACAAAAGCTCAGCTTGCTGATTTTGTTGGCAGAGATGAGCGTACGCTGACTCGCTGGCAAAACGAAGGCATGCCTGTTTTAGAGTTTGGCCTCGGCCGGGGCAACGAAAACGAATACGACACGGTGGCAGTGATTGAATGGATCGTTGCCCGCGCGCTTAACCAAGGCAAGGAGTCGGCCAAAGAGCGGCTAGACAGAATCCGTGGTGACCGTGAAGAACTGGCCTACGCAAAAGATTTAGAAGAAGTGGTCGTAGCAGATGAACTGCTTGGCCGCTTTGAGGCAATGATCGTTGCCGCCAAAGGCGAGCTGCTGAACACATTGCCCGATCAGATCGCGACTGACTTATCAGCGCGCTACAACATTGATATTGATGAAGCCTTGATTCGCGACCCTATCGATCAGGTGCTTAGGAATATGGCCAACTATGACCCTGATGACGACCCCGAGTCAGCAGACGGGGAT